ACAGAGTTGTAGTTAAACTAAAGTAAAACTAAACCAAATGTCTGATAATATTCGATTTGTTAGTGACCTATCTGAAGATAGACTTCCTAATCCAAGAATTGGACCAACTCAAGCACAATTAGATCATAACCAGGAAATATTTGAATGGTGTTCTCGTCAAATTCGAGAATTTTTTGATCCAAAAGAGTATGGTAGAGTCTTTGATTTTAGAAGATCTAAATTCGATGATAATGCATTAATAACTGATTATTTTCGTACAGAGCAACCGTTTCACCCTATTCCTAAAGATGAAGATTATTATAAAGCCGTCAGAATGACTAAAAAGTTTTTCAGACCATCAAGAGTGTTACATCCAGTAGCATATCCTGATCTTAGATACTATCCAATGACCCTGAACACTAATGTTGAGGCACCATGGAATCTACGTGGCTGGAGATTTAATCCAAAGGAACGTAATGTAGACTGGGAGTCAGAAATTCCTAAGATTTACAATACTGAAGATGAGATTGAGAAGTGGAAATTATTATTCGATAAATACGAAGAATATAGAAACAAGAAGTTGATGAACTGGTTAAGCAATGAAACTGAAGAAAAACCTAGCCCAATGATTGAGTTAGATTTATGGTTATCATGGAAGCAAGAACTTGGTTTGACAACTGATAATGCTCGTAAGAAACATAACTTATATAATGAAGTGTTACAATACAATAGATTTTTAGTTCACCAGATCAAAGACGGATTATATCCCTTTTGGTCAAATGGAGAACCTCAGACTTATTATTGGAATACTGTACATGCAAGAGCGCACGTTGTCGCCCCCGATGAGCCGGATAAAATACGAGCTGTATTTGGAGCAACTTGGTTACTACTTATGTGTGAACTAATGTTCGCGTGGCCTATGCAATCACATTATTTAAACCATCCTGAAAGTGGAATTCTACTTTGGGGTCGTGAAATAATGCGAGGTGGTTGGCGAAAACTTATGATGGAATTTTGTAAGTTTGGACAACCTGAAACAGTGTTAGCCGTCGACTGGTCTCAGTTCGATAGAAGAATGTTACATGAACTAATTGATGTAACGTTTGAAATTTGGGAATCATATTTTGATTTTTCTCAGTATGAAGAGACTTCGTTCTATAATGGTACGAGAGCAAAAGCTGATCCAATAAGAATTAAGCGTCTATTTGACTGGATTAAGAATGCAATTAAGCATACACCAACCCTGTTACCGAATAACAAACTTTACGTTTGGACCAGAAATGGATTTGGATCAGGATATCAATTTACACAATTAATGGACAGTTTTGTTAATACAATAATGATATTAACATGTTTAAGCTGTTTAGGAATTAAAATTGATGTCAAAGAGTTCTTTATCCGCGTACAAGGTGATGATTCTTTGTCCGCCTTTTTTGAACGTATGATGATGCTTTATGGCTCAAACTTTCTTGACAAATTAGCTGAAGCTGCCCTTTACTACTTCAACGCTAAGTTAAGTGTTAAGAAAAGTAAGATTACTTACAACTTTGATGGACAAGGTGTGTTAGGTTACACTTCACGATTTGGAATGCCCTTCCGAACCACTGAAGATTTACTATCACATTTTTTGTTCCCTGAATCAGAGTATGATAATTATAATCGTAAAGTAAGTGTAACAGTAGGATTAGCCTACGCTACATGCGGTACAAATAAACGAGCTTATAACTTTTTTAAATTTTGTTTCGAAAAGATGGTGGCAAAAGGAGCCCAACCACATGAGAAATATTTAAAATGGTTAGAACGAACAGGACTGCTAATCGCATCAGCAAAATTAAATGTTGATGAGTTTCCAGATTACTATAAAATGATCGATTGGTTAATGTGTCCACACAAACGACTTGATATAGAAAATCAACGAGTTTGGCCGACAAGAGAAGGACCGAGAGGTAGATTTTATTTTCTTGAAGCCTAGGTTTGCAATTTTATACCTAGT